TGGATTGTATATCGGGTTATTAAATTTAACTTGGTATGCTTGAGTGATAGTAGTATTAGGAATAAACCGCCGCTGCATTAAATTAGTAACTGATACGTTTATTACGCTATCATCAATAGCATCGATCTTCTTAATTAATTCTGACAAATAGAAGTTGCGGTTAAAAACGCCAAGCTCATTAGTATTAAAAGAAGACATAACACTATTAACTTGGGTAAGTAACGTATCGCCAGTCTTACTAGTTACATTAGGATTGTACCGAACTGTAACAGTAGGAACGATATACAGATACTCAGCATCTACGAATACAGGCTCTACTGTAAGTACGTTTCTAGAATCTAGTAATTCTACCAATTCGTCTTTACGAGTCTGAGTAAGTAAAGTATCACCTATAGGCTTAGCTGCAATGTATACCTTACCGTATATAGGGGGACTATTCTTTTCACCACCCCACACACTAATAGTCTGCAAATCAGGTGCATTGTTTAAAAGGATGTTCTTATAGTCGTTAGCAGTAACAGCACGGTTCTGAGCACTGTAGTTTCTAGGAGCATTAAACTTAATACTGTCTATAGACTGTGGATTTGCACCACCCGATGCTCTACTAGTAGTACTAATTGTATATGAGCTATTACCAGCCAATGTAGCAGGACCGTTAAATGTTCTAGCACCGTTAAGAGTAGGGCCGTTACATACGTTATAGTTTAGCCGTACGATATTACCATCCGATGGTTTCTTACCAACAATGTTGTCTCCAAACAGTACTTCAAAGGCGCCGTCATTATTCTCTTGAAGGAAGTATACGGCGCTGGTTCCTTTTACGGTCGAAATATCGTCTGCAAGTGTAAAAACGGTTACAGCCGTGTTAGAAACGCTCTCCTGCACCCTTACTCTAAGGCTAGTGGTATCACAGTTCTCATTATTAAGAATATATCGAACAGGGTTAACAGAACTTACGGTATAAGACTCCTGTACAGGATCGCCTTCTCTGATATCCATGGTGTTAGTATACGTGCCGCTATCAGAACGAGTGAATGTAGTACTGTTAATAGATTGGAAGACATATGAGACGCCATCTACAGTACTAGTGAATTGAGTGTTAGCAGGAACAATAACGGTATCAGGAGACCCTGCTGGATTAACCGTTACATTCAAAGTCGCTCTAGCACCCCTAGCACTGTTAGGAGTAAACCCAAGCATCTTAGCTCTACTAACAACATTGTTCCTAATAAGCGCTGTATCTAAGAACGATTCATTAGATGCGAAGTTTGTATAGATGGAATTATAATACGTGTTGTAAGCAAGCAGCTGAATAATAGTCTGCATACCGCTACTTTCAAAGTCATAGTCTTGAAACTCACTCTGACTAGAAAGATACGCCTGTAGATTGCCTTTGATCGTATCAAAGTTTATGTCTGTTACTAGTAATGCGTTATTAGCAGCCATTTACCTTACTCTTTCTATTGCTACTTCTAGATCAACTGGGAACCGTTCGTTAACTATCGTAAACCTTATTTTAATAACCAGTGCATTGGAATCAGGCTTTACATCTACTACTACCCTATCAACCTTAGCCCTAGGTTCATAATTCTCTATAGCAGCCTCTATACGACTCCGTATAAGCGAGTCTAATAAAGGGTCGTCTGTATTCTCAAATAATAGCGCCCTTACATTGCCACCGTATAGGGGCTCATAAGGACGTTCACCAAAGTTAGTTAATATAAGGTTGCGGACAGCTCTCTTTACAGCATCCGCATTCTTAAGCACCGGAAGTTTGCCAGTAACTGGATGCGGTGTAAAAGAAACGTTGACATCACTGAAAACGACTTCTTTTAGGATGGGGTTAAGAGCACCGCTAGGCATCAGAGCGTCCAGTTATAGTTATTGTCTATTATTTATCGCTGTTCTTACTTGCTTGTATCTCTTGACGTAATAATTTACACAACTTTGCAATCTCTGATAAAGATTTACGTGCTCTAGTGCCTGCTGCCTTATTACCACTCTCAAACTTTTCATACTCTGCAGAGAGAGTAGCAACGTGATTGTCCAACATATCTTTAGTGCTCATTTCGTTCTCCTTGTAAGTGTAATCTACACTTTTTATAAGCCCACTGTTACATTAGTAATGATACCGTTCCTTACAAGGTACCTTACTTGATCGAAACTTCCTTTACCCGTAATGATCTCAAACTCTCCATCAACACCACTACTAGAATCACCTGGTACAGCTGTGTTACCTGAAAACGCCCCTGCTGATCCAAGCAACGTTGAACCAAACTGACTGTTACTTTGAAGAGCGTTAGCTGTAGTATTAGCAAACGCGTCTAGATCAACCTGGGCCTTAGGGTCTTGATCAAACGGTCTTGCAACGACCTCATTAATATCGGCAGTAAATGTTACCACCGAGCTTGGTTTTGGTACCACACCCGTCGTCGACGCCTTTGCAGTTGGTAGATCCAATCCTGGAATAGCACCGGCCAAGTGATTATCCATCTTAGATATCAGCTCTGTGCGATCGACTTCATCTTGCCTTCTCTGGCGTTCAAGATTAGCTACGTCTTGTACCTGCTCAGGTGTTCTATCCTGCACGGGAATTGCTGATGCGCTATTTCCTCGCGTCAATATATCTGCCCGTGCTTCATCGGTTAGGTTTTGAACCAGCCCAGATACACCCCCTGCTAAACTAGACGGTAAGAAGCTAGGCTGCTTTCCTGTAATCTTTCCAATCTCATTCTGTGCTTCATCGACCTTATCCAATACATTATCGATTGTTTCAACAACGCCTGCTATCTCCGTGTTAATTTTTTCTAGGACATCATCAACGAGATCCTCTTTTATCTCTTGTGCACATAACTTCAAGTTCTGTTGCGCAACGGATATAGCGCTAGCCAATCTTGCTAATGCACTTGCAAACAATGCCAACTGTATTGCAAGGTCGATCATAGCAAGGGTATATGGACCAAAGAACTTACTAACCACCTTTCTAACCCAACTGAGAATCTTTAGCGGATTACTAGGGATGCTCATCAGACCATTAATCTCAGCAAGGTTTGCTAACTCCGGCGCCTTTGATGAAATCTGATCGATCAGTACCTGCTTCTGATCATCGATCATCTGTTTAATGTTTTCACAGTCCGTGTAGAATTCGATGTCGTATATCATCGCTTCAATTTCAGCAGTAGGGAATTCTACTCCAAAGGCTGCCTCACCCAAGTCTAGCGTACCGTCTTCTTTAAAAGTGATGGCAGACTTTGCTTCGATTGTATGAGGTGCACCTTCTGGGTTGGCTTCCTCATCTAGAAACGAAGCTTCTTCATTAGCCTTTCTTCTGTCGTCACGAGTAGCATTTTCATACCTGGCTTGCTCTACACCTTTGTTGTCTCGTATAATCAGGTCTGTATAGTTGAGGTCCAGCTTAACGAGAGTCTGTGCCCCAAGGTTGGACAGACGCACGACTTCCTGCAGCTCCCTTTCAATCTTTAATAATTTATTTTCAATAGCCATTATTATTCCTCATGCCGGAGAAACGGATGTGATAATTCCGTTCATTACAGTAACGATCCTACCACCCACAGCAGTAAACGTATCGGTAGCTCCTGACTTAAATGCACCTCCACCTTCAAAAGTAGCACCACCAACAACCTTTAGTGGCCCTGTTATAGTAACACCACCTGCCGTCTTGAGATTAACAGTCTGACTCATTATGTTTGTATGCTGTGCTGTTATACTGAGCGGACCGATGCTGTTCATTACCATAGCATCGGCTGCTAGCAACATCCAGTCGCCTGCTACCTTATCGATACGGTTGCCAGGACCAGCAGCACCACCCATCTCAATATAGCTACCGTTCTTATGTGCTACATGGATACGTTCGAACTTGGGAGTATCATCCACTTCGAATACGTGGCCACTCTTTGTCTCCCAAACCTTGTTGTCAGGATACTTTGCTTTGAAATCCTTCCATCCATCAAACGATGGCTCAACAAAACCATATCCTTGAGCACTCTGATACTCACTAGCAGAATTCTTTCGTCGTTCGATTAGTGGGTGAGGATAGTCTTTAGGATCACCCATCGCTGTATTATCATTACGAGCAAGTCTGTTGGTGTCAGGCTCATCGATTCTATCAGATAAAGGATACACACCATCCGGATCATAGAAACCTTCTGAAGGAGGACCACCAACCGGGTTAGGATTAGCTTCAGTTGGTATACCAGGAATGGATCCCATCACGAGAGGCTCTCTTGCAATCTCTCCATCAAGGAAGATACCCATCACCCAAGTGCCTTGTTGAATACCAGTCAAGGGACCACCTTTACCACTATTAGGTCCTGCATTGACAGGCTGCATCACTTGAGCCCATGGTAAGTCCTCTGTCTTAACACCAGGCTCACCATCGACGTCTTTTAATGAACCACTGTGCCATCCAAAAATACGAACTCTCAACCTGCCTAGCTTCAATGGATCTTTGTTGTCTTCAACAACTCCCATCCACATCACAGGATTGAATCCAAAGAACTCCTGCTTGACTTTCATTATATTACCCTCATACCTTCAACATCTTTACCAAACGACTCAGCACTACAAGATAGAACCATATAGTATGCATCCTTATCAGCCTGATACACATGACGCAATGCAGTAATCAAAAACCTTGCTTCTTGGCCATACATCTCTAGGAATCGATTAGTCTCACTATCGAATTGTGTGGGCTGAGGTACTAGTATTTGTACTTGATGACCAACAGTAATGTCCGGATCTCCAGGCACTGTGATCTCAACGACATGCTCAAACAAGTTACCCATCTCATGTATTGACTCAGGTAACGTCTTGTGTCTCTGTCTTGGATTGAGTAACTGATCACCTGCAGACACCTTTCCGTTAAGGTAACCAATAGTAGGATACTTCTCACCTTCGTCCTCGTACTGAGTAATCATCATTCGTCGATGTGCTGCGTATGGCTTTGTACCTTTACCGACGTCTCCATCAGCTGTGATGTACTTCTTATTGCTGTTCGGTAGATGTTTTAAGTCGTCAAAGTCTCTGTTGTACTTGAATTGAAACTTAGTCTTCTCTGTGATTGGATGCATCTTGAATCGTTTTAATATTGGATCAATGATGTTCACTTCGTTAAGGTATGTTCCTCTGTGAATACTATCGATCTGATCTGTCTGATCTATGAACTTAAACGAAAGGATTGACTGACTTGGGTACGGATTTTCACCTTTTTCGAACTGATCCTTATTTTGAGGAACTGACAGAAAAAATTTCTTTAATTCTGGAGCTTGATTTTTTTCGATTAAAAAATTTATCGGAACGAAGTTAAAATTTTGATTGTCCTCGTAAAACACGTAATTTGAAGGATTCTTGTAGTCTTTTGACTTACTGCTCTTAGATTCGTTGCTAATCATATTGATTAACTGTAGTGGATTCTGTCCTGTACTGACTCTCGTATAGTTATTTTCACTGACTACCGGTATCTGTAATGGCTTACCACTTGCTCCGAATGATGGATCAAGATACTCGTAATAGATGTCAAATACAATATCATCACATCTTTGATTGATGTATGGCTTATATATTGATTGAAGAGAGTTCTGATGTCCTGGTATTGAGATGCCATAGAGCACTGCTGTATGTACTCGTGCTCTGCTTATTGACCTATTGGATACTCTATAAATCTTAAAAGTCTCGGTGTATATCTTTTTTTCTTGAATATTATATGTGAATGTTAATGTCTCTTCGCCTATCACTGGAAACTTATCTAGTATCCCTAATGCATCATTAATTAGCACTTCGATTCTCATAAAGGAACCAAACATATCTTCGTACATATTGATCTCTGCTGCTACTAGCTGGAGATCGATATCTGCAACTGCATTATCGGATGATAGGACTAATGAGAACTCTAGTCCGTGACTATCATGGAACTGTGCTTCAGCCATATTATATTATCCGCGAGATGATCTAATCAAAGCGTCATATGATGATACGATACCACTAATGTATCTCTTATCAAGTATTTTAATCGATGAGCGAGCTTGATTGAGCTCTAGCTCGTAAGTATACTTATCGACAGCACGACGACTGGTTGGACTTGTCAGGTCGTATGTCTCTTTATCTACTACAACTCGCTTTTCAGGAATAATAGTACCATCAAAGTATACTTGCTGCTCTCTCAATATCTTTTCGTACAGGTGAATGGTTTGCTTGGCTGCATCCAATGATCCATACTTGTTTCTCATATATCTTTCAAAGGATCTCTCATCAAGTGGCCATTCGAACTGTGGGTCTACAATATTATTGGTAAGAAGAATCACCCAATCAAGAGTAGTATCACCATAATACTTGTACGCAATGATATCAGGTCTCTCCCCATCTTTCACATCATACTGATACATCACAGTGCTTTTGTTGCGCAAAAGTTCATTGATCTTGAATCTGAGAGTGATGTTAGTAAGCTCAAGTGGCTTTCCATTCTTCTTTATATCATACGATACGGTTGGCCAATTGTTAAACATATAAGACATTAACGGCCTCCGTCTATTTCTTTCTTAGTCAAGATATCTACTTCTGTAAATGCTAGAGACATTTGTACAGATACTGGTGCTCCGTTCTGATGAAAGTATGATCCTCCATCTGGAGTATAGTTTATTTGAAAATCTGTTAGCACTGATGTTCCTATCTTAAACAAGAACCCATTGTCATTTGGAAACTCGATATCAAATTCCTCTGGATAGTTGAAGAATGCTAACTTTCCTTCATCTATAGATGGAAGCATTGCTTTCTTAAATACTTTAATTATTTTTTTGACTGATGTTGATTCACTAGAGTTACGAGGCGAAAACTTATACTGGAAGCTGTGCTGTCTAAAACCGACTCCTTCAAACAACATGGCCATATGAGGGTTAACTGCTATACCAGCACCACTTAATGCACCTCTGACGGCATTTCCAGCTGCAGCACCAACACCTAAACCAACTGTAGCTGGAAGTCCTGGAA